CAAGATTGCTTTACCATTGTTGATCCTCCTCGCTCGGTGTTTGTCACTGGCAAAAATACCAAAGTAATTGATATTCCTGGAAATTCTTTTACTATCAACGTATACGCTCCTCTTAAAAATTGTGTTGATGAAATTGAAACAAATTATGCTGCAATTTACGCAAACTGGGTCAAAAACAACGACATGTTTACAGGCAGAAACGTTTGGCTTCCGTTCTCCGGTTATGCAGCAGCTGTATTCGGTAGAAACGATGCAGCAGCAAATACTTGGGGAGCTCCTGCTGGTTTAAATAGAGGTATTTTTACAGCACTTGACATTGGATTTAATCCAAACTTTAAACAAAGGGACCGCTTGTATGAAATCGCCACAAATCCAGTAGTGTTATTTAACGGTGATGGGTTTGCGGTTTTTGGTCAAAAGACTCTTCAAAATAAACCAACAGCATTTGATCGTATCAATGTTCGCAGATTGTTCTTAACGCTTGAAAGAGCCGTAAGAAGAACTATTAAATACTTTGTGTTCGAACCAAACACAGTGTTTACTAGAAAAAGGGTGAGTACTACTATTTCTCCGGTGTTTGATTATGCAAAAGCAACCGAAGGTTTATATGATTTCTTAATTGTATGTGACGAAAGAAATAATACACCTGACTCAATTGACAGAAACGAACTTATAGTGGATATTTACTTGAAACCCGTTCGTACAGCCGAGTTTATTTTAGTGAACTTTATTGCAACACGCACCGGTCAAGACTTTTCGGAACTAATTTAACAACAAACTAGATAAATAATATTATGTCAATTCAAAACTTTTATACACAAACAGCTCAAAGAGATTTTGCCAGACCTTTTCAGTTCCGCTTACAACAATTAGCAAACATAGCTTTTAAAGCAGAAGATCACCTAGTATACGTTGAAACAGCAAGTTTACCTGGCAGACAAATTAACAACGTACAGGTTCCATACATGGGGCTTTCGTTCAATGTTCCGGGAACAGCTTCATATCCAGGCTCTGCTGGCTACAATGTTACATTTCGTTGTGACGCTGATTATAATTTAAGAGAAGCTTTAGAAGCAGCAACATTCAATACTTTTGATGAAACGAACTCCACAGGAGATTATAATATGCCAACCCCCGCTTATCCCACAATTTTCCAACTCTTGGGCAAGCAAATGGAAGTAGTTAGGGAGTATACGATGGTAGGAGCGTATGTAGTCTCAATTGCTGATGCATCGTATGATATTAAAGATTCTGGCACAATACAAACAATTCAAGCGACAATGGCTTATCAATATTGGACAGCCTCGCGAGGTGCATCAATAAGATCAACAAATACACAAGTTACTCCAACCATTAATGGGGCAGTAATTAGGCCTCCTGTTTGGGGAGCTGTTAAGCAGTAAAATTATACTAAAGTTTTAATTTATATGTTTTTTTGTTGATAAATTTATTTTACCGCTTATCCTCACTTAGTTGATGAACGGTAAATTACTTTCAGTTATTAACTTGTATAGCAATGGTATTATTAATGCCAAATAGCTTATGTTCTATTGTGCATTTAATTGGGTATAAATAAAAACATGGCTACGTACAAAGACACTAAAATTACACAAGAATTTTTAGATAATAGCCCCAACGCCTATTTTGTATTTGGAGATAATTTGGAAAGAGGTGGTTACGAGGGAGACTCAGAACTAAGAGACCATTCCCACTCAATTGGGTTCATAACCAAGAAATTTGCTGATAATAAAGACGAATCCATCTACAAACCAGAGGAATACTCGCCTGTATTCTTTGAGGAATTAAAAAAACTTAAAATTATCATCGAAAGAAGACCAGATAAAGTATTTTATATATCCCGCTTAAGTTGTGGGGAAGCCAACAAATATTATATTTGGCAAAAACTAATAAGACATAATCTTGTTAGAGCACTAGAGTCATATAATAATGTCGTTTTTTGTTGGACGGAAAGCTTTGTGTAAAATTGTTTGTTGATTAGTTATTTTTAATTAGTATACTGTAATAGTGAAAAAGATTACTAAGCCAGCTGAAAAAGAAGAAGCTGTATATTATTCAGATTTTTCTGGAAAATGTTTTGGGGAGTTTAATGCTCCTGTTCAATTAAAAATTGAATTTAATTACGGATCCATATATGATGGTTCTAAATTTACTTTTGATTTAGACGATAACGACATAGCAGATGTGTTGTTTCTTTTGAAAGGTAAATTAAGCAATGAAACAAAGAAAGATTTAAAACAAAGATTTGTTGCTCTTAATGATCGATATGATCAAAATGTTCAAAACAGAGATTGGACTGAATGCGACTATATTTGTAATGAAAAACATTTATTGAATAGATTAATTTAAATTTATGAACATATTAATAATTGGCAAAGGCTATGTAGGAAATTATCTAGCAAAAGCTTCTACTACACATAATTTAACTCACATTGGAAAAGCTGATTTAGACTACTCAAATCCAGATACGTTAGAGTTTTATTTAAAAAATTTAAACTTCGATTGGATTGTAAATTGTTCGGGATATACCGGAAAACCAAACGTGGATGCTTGTGAAAACGAAAAAGAAAGTTGCTACTTGTATAACGTAACAGTGCCTTTGTACATTACAAAAGTTGCTAACAAATTAAATATTCCAATTATCCACATTGGATCAGGGTGCATTTATTCTGGATATAATAAGCTTTATACTGAAAATGATCCTTCCGATTTCGGAGCAGATTGTTATACTAGCTCTTTTTATTCAAAAACTAAAGATGCGTTTGAAAAACTTAGTGAATCGCTATACAGATATGTCTTTCGCATTAGGATTCCTTTCAACGGAGTTCCTGAGCCAAAAAACTACTTATATAAACTACTGAATTATGATAATTTAATTAGCATGCAGAACTCGGTCACAAATGTAGACGATCTCGTCGAATTTACATTTAAATTTATTGAGAAAAAACCTGAACTTGGTATTTATAATGTCACTAATACAGGTTCTATTGAAGCTAGGCAAATTGTCTCCATGCTGAGAGAAAATAACATTGACAACAAAAACTGGAAATTTGTCTCAATAGAGGAAGCTAGTTTTAAAGTGTGTCGGAGTAATTGTATTTTGAATACAGATAAAATTAAAAGCATTGGACTTGAGTTACCAGATGTAACTGAAAGCATAACAAAAGCAATAGAACAATACAAAAGAAAGGTAGGATAAATTAACGCTTTTTTCTTTTTTTTGTGGATTCTGGATTAAAACCTCTAATCCAACCTTTATCGATGAAATCATTTAAATCAGTAGAGGCTATTTTAATGCACTTCTTTGAAACTGGATCAAAAATAGTCAATTTCCCCCTTTTCTTTTTACCTAAATCAAAAATCTCCCATCCGTTTTTAATGTATTCCTCTGTAAATTGCTTTTTAATAAATTTTCTTTTTCCTGTTTGTATATTTTCCATGACACAAGAATCTTTTTTAGTTTCTGAATTTTTTCTACGGTGATCTTTGCTTTGTATTTTTATTTTACCGGATTCAGACATTCTTTTTAATGATTCTGGTAAAAACCCCAATTCCCATCCTTCATCTAAATATTTTTGCAAAACGTCTAGCGTGACTTTTGTAGTTTTGTTTGTTAATTTATTGTGAATTATTTTTCTGTTTTGACATGATTTATGTTTATTGCTTTTTCTTATGTAGTGAAATCCTCCATATCCACCAACCGTTAAATTATAGCACAATGGATCTTTTAGCAAATCTTCATTTACGAGTTCCTTTTCTTTATCTATCGCATCTTTTCTTTTTTTAAATACATGCAATATTTGTTTTTCGAAATTTTCAATACCGTGCTTTTTGATAGCCGCTGTTATGTAAAGACCGGAACCATAATAATCGTCATGAATGTTATTTGTTTTATGCACTCCAATGTAAAATTTGCTGTTGATTTTGTTAACAATTTTGTATATAATATAAAGATGGTCCACAATAATACTTATCTAAGATGGTCAAACAATAACAAAAATAAGGAGAATTTCAATGTCAATGTTTGATGATATTACATGTAAAAAAGAATTACCACTAAACGAAGAACTAAAAGCTCTTCCAATTAAGTGGGATGAAGTTGGATTTCAGACCAAAGACCTCGAAAACTGTCTACTACATTACACTATTTCAGAAGATGGACAGTTGTTAGAGCACATAGTGGAGCAAGAATATGTCCATTATACAGAAGAAGAGAAA